AATAGTATATATAACATAGTAAGTGATTTAAGTCTTAGTAATGGTGAGACTAAAAGAATGAACTGTCCTGTCTGTAAAGGATACAAAACATTTACAGCTACCAACAATATGGGTAGTCTTGTATGGAATTGTTACAAGGTATCTTGTGCAGTATCAGGCGGTACACGTGTACATCTATCTGTAGATGATATAAAGGCTGGCTTTGCTGGTGCAGAAGAATTTGCTACAGACACATTTGAGTTACCTACGTACATCATACCTCATCGTGACAATCTGTACATGAATAGATGGTGCGCTACGTGGGGATTGGATGTGGATGAATTAGGTTTGTTGTATGACGTAAAGGAAAGCCGTGTTGTGTTTCCTGTTATACACAAAGGTAAGATGGTAGATGCTACAGGCAGGTCATTATCTGGTCATCGTCTACCTAAATGGAAAAGATATGGAAAAAGTGGCTTGCCATACACGTATGGTTGTGGTAAAGTCGCAGTAGTTGTTGAGGACTGTGTAAGTGCAGCCGTTGTTGGTTACGGTAACTTTGTCGGGGTTGCGCTTCTTGGAACATCTCTGCAAGAATCGCATAAAAGGTATCTTGCACAGTTCTCGACAGCAGTCATAGCATTAGACCCCGATGCTTTACCTAAGACTTTAGCTATGGCAAAAGAATTACGTGGACACGTAAACGATGTTCGTGTACTACGTTTGAAGGATGATATAAAATATCGTGACCCGACAGATATGGAGAATTTAAATGGAATTAGCATTAATTAGAAGTTTAATGGATAGAGAGTTCTACGAGGATCATCGTGGCTCTCGCTGTCCTGACAGGTTGTTTAGTTCAGACGTGCGTAAGATCAAGAAATCTATTGACGCAGCTATGGACAGGTATGAACGTACTGTAACGCCTGATGAGATTGAAGCCTTGTTTATGGCTAACAATCCTACATTGACTACAGCGCAGAAAGCCTCATACACTAGCCTCTTTGGTCAGATCAAACGAGAGCAGCCTATGGGCGGTGATGTGGCGCAAGAAGTATTATCTAAACTATTTCAACAGGTTATAGGTGAGGACATTGCCAACTTAGGTTTTGACTACGTGAATGGTGACAAGTCTAGTCTTGAGCCACTACGTCAAATGCTTGAGCAGTATGGTGATGACTTCACACCTAATCTAAATATTGAATGGGATGACATCGACATGGAAACATTGCTTGCGCGTAATGACCTAGAGGCACGATGGACATTCAACATATCTAGCTTAGTACGTAAGGTAGAAGGTGTTAACGCTGGTCACTTGATTGAGATTGGTGCTAGACCCAACACAGGTAAGACATCTTTCCACGCCAGCTTGATTGCTAGTCCGGGTGGTTTTGCTCATCAAGGTGCTAACTGTATTATCTTATGCAATGAAGAAGGTTATCATCGTGTGGGTGCAAGATACTTGACTGCAGCTACAGGTATGACTATGCAGGAGATCAAGGCTAACCCAAGTAAAGCACGTGACTTGTACGCACCAGTGAAGGAACGTATCAAGATTAAAGATGCTACAGGACGTGATATGAATTGGGTAGAGAGTGTATGTAAGGCATACAAGCCTGACCTAGTTTTATTGGACATGGGTGATAAGTTTGCTAAGACGGGTGGGTTTGCACGTTTAGACGAGGCACTAAAAGCCAACGCTATTCATGCACGTATGATTGCTAAACAGTATGACTGCGCTATGTTTTATATGTCGCAGCTATCTGCTGATGCTGAAGGTAAGATTGTATTGAATCAGAGCATGATGGAAGGTTCACGTACAGGTAAGGCTGCTGAAGCTGACTTGATGATACTGATAGCTAAGAACCCACCAGTACAAGGACAGGATGAAGAAGATATTGAACGCCACCTCAACGTAGTAAAAAATAAGTTGACAGGCTGGCATGGTAGTGTACACTGTCAATTAGAATATCAGACAGCGAGGTATACAGCATGAAGCTAACATTAGACGTAGAGAATACAGTCACACATCGTGACGGTAAGAT